GGTGTAATATGTTAAATGGTTCCAGGTTCGTGATACAGCAACTATATTATGTGCTATACTATTATAAATAGTTAAATCATTCACCTTAATTCTAACAATTGCCGTGTTTTCAAATCTTAAACCTTGGGCTTCATGGATGGTCATAACATTTAGGCCAACTTTCTCCTTTAATAAAGTCATCTTTTCCGCTTGAGTATAAGTCAAGTAAACAGTATGCCCAATGGCAACCGATTCAACGGAAGTTATACTAACAAGATTAAGTGAACCATATGTCTCATTTGCCCAAATATATCCGTTAGGATAAAGTGGCCTTAATAAGTCACAAACAACCTTTGGATTTTTATAGGCTTTATTATGTATCAATGGATCATCAGTCCATGGATACTCGGCATGTGTCAATTTATAATTGTTTACTCGGCAAATAAATGGTATTTGTTTTCTATCACCAAACACCCGCACCTCCAAAGGCTTAATAATTTGTATAGCCATTTCAATATGTCCACAATGGGTCAACAAACCTTCATCAACCCACATCGTGTTTATTCGGTTTCTGTTGTCCCATCCAGCAACAACTATTGAGTCAAGAGTCTTTGCGCTTTTACCGCGTTCAACATATTCGGCCGCTCCTGCACGACTGGGCAAGGTTATAATGTCGTCAACTGTGGAACGTTTGCATATATTTGTGGTCTTTCCGCATGACGGCACACCTTCCTCTAGCACGACCGAACATCTGTGCACCGATTGCTTGACAAATTTAAATCTATGGATGAAAGCCTGTCCACGTCGGTAAGGCAAATCCTCCATATATAACAAGTGACTCGGGTTAATTACAGTCATTCCCTCTTCATCAAAAGTCTCTTTTATTTGCCCGTTCCTCCAACAGACGTGCACAAATGAATATCCATCCCACATTAATGTGTTTTGTCCAAGAATCGGATTAACCTCATTTTCATCCAATTCCTCAGTGTTGACATGACCACGCTTACCTATCCACCTACGTGCGCCACAGTGGTACACACGCCAACGTGGATTCGTTAGGTAAATTCTGCCAATTTCACGGTTATTAAGACCGTCAAAAGGTGGTTTTGACATCAATGAGTTCAGTATGTCCAATTCCTCCAAACCCGCAATTAATGCGCATTCCGCCATGCGTCCTAATGGCGTGTCTT